GTCTTCTATCATGGGCGCACTGGAGCGGCACTTCGGTGATGCGTATGCCTATGCGTATTTCGACTGCGCACAAGCCGACCTTGGCGACATCGCCATGCCGAGTATCAACCGTGACAAGCAGATAACCGAGTATTTCGCTAACGCTATCTTCCAGATACAATCAGGCAAGCCTGTGGTTATCATGCTAGACGAGTTCACCAAGGCACCGCAGCCTGTGCAGAATATGCTCCACCCCCTACTGGAGTCGCGCAAGCCACGGCTAGGTAACAACGTGCTGCGCGATGGTTCCATCGTGCTTATGACTGGCAACATGGCAGGCGAAGGTCTTGGCGATACAGTCAAGCCACATACACGCAATCGCGTAACTACGGTTACGGTGCGCAAGCCAGACGCAGACGAGTGGTTGGCATGGGCAGTTACTAACGACATCGACCCTGTGGTTATGGCGTGGGTTAACCAGTTCCCGCATGCGATGGCGTCCTACATGGACGGTGACCAAGAGAGTAACCCATACATCTTCAACCCCAAGCGGATGCAGGGTAGCTTCGTATCAGGCCGGTCGTTGCAGCTTGCGTCTAACGACGTACTCAAGCAGCGTGATAAGCTCACGGCCAACGCGCTACTCGCGGCCATGGTAGGCACAATCGGTGAGTCCGCTGCGCGGGACATGCATGCCTTCGTTGAGTATCAGGACCAGCTACCTACGTGGGACGAGGTCATCAAAGACCCAGCCAAAGCCAAGCTACCCGATAGCCCCGGCGCATGCGCGGTTATGGTCTTCGGTGCTATCGCCAAGATTGAGCGCAACACAATCACGCCGTTCATGGAGTATGTCGAGCGCATGGCGTCCGAGTGGCAAGCTGTGTTTGCAATCAACCTGTCCAAGAACCCAGACAAGAAGCAGATTGGCTACACGTCCACCAAGTTCCGTGACTGGGCATTGGCTAACGTAGATATCCTGTGACCGAGGAGCTTCACGTCGTGGATGTGAAGCGTGTGGTGCCTGTGTCGATATGGCAGGTCAATCTGTCCAACGGCAAAGTCATGCACGTTTCAGCCTTCGACCACCCCGACGAGCTATCCGCGTACGTATACGCGACTAACAAACTAAAGGAGCAAGCTAATGGCACTAACAGCCGAGCGTAAACTAAGTAAGGTCGTGATTGACCTCATGCGCAACCCGTTGTTCGCAGACATGTCCGGTATCTTTATGATGGGCACGAAGCAAGTGAGCGATACGGTGCCAACTGCGCATACCAACGGGCGTGATGAGGTGTATGGGCGTGAGTTCATCGACGCGCTATCCATACAGGAGGTAGCTTTCGTCGTGGTGCACGAGTCATTCCACAAGATGTATCGCCACCTGACTACGTGGAAGAAGCTGTGGGATGAAGACCCACGGCTAGCCAACATGGCCTGTGACTACGTCATTAACCTAGAGATTGTCACCCGTGACCCGAACCGCACTGTGGTGGCTATGCCGCAGAAAGATGGCAAGCCCGTAGGTCTTATCGACCGCAGGTTCGCAGGCATGAACACCAAGCAGGTCTTCGATATGCTCAAGCAGGAGCAGGAAGAAGGCGACGGTGGCGGAGGCGGTGGTGATGGCGAAGGCATCGACCAGCACGACTGGGAAGGCGCGAACGACCTGACCAAAGAGGAGAAGGAAGAGCTGGTTAAGCAGGTAGACCAAGCCATACGGCAGGGGATGATTGCTGCACAGAAGATGCACGGCAAAGGTGCGGGTGGTATGTCGCGTGAGTTGACCGACATCCTCGAGCCCAAGGTAGACTGGCGTGAGCAGCTACGTGAGTTCGTCAACGCCACGTGCGCTGGACGTGACTACTCATCATGGCGCAAGCCTAGCCGTAGGTTTCTATCATCGGACATCATCATGCCGAGCCTTACGGGCGAGCGTGTGGGCAACATCATCATTGGCTGCGACACGTCTGGTTCAATCACCAACGAGGACCACGCACGGAACCTGTCGGAGACTGACGCTATCCTATCGGTGGTTACGCCTGACAAGCTGCACATCATCTACTGGGACCACACGATGGCTGGGCACGAGGTGTATGACGACTCGACACGCGGTTCGTTCCGCACGTCTACCAAACCACGCGGTGGTGGCGGCACAGACCCAAGCTGCATGGAGGCATACCTCAAGGAGAAGGACATCAAGGCCGACTGCATCATCATGTTCACAGATGGCTACGTGCCTAACTGGGGTTCGGACTGGAACGGCGCACCGATACTGTGGGTAATCACAGGCGGTGGGCGGATGACCGCATCAACAGGCAAGACAATACATATCGACTAAGGAGCAAACCAATGAGTATCTCAAGTTCATCAATGCTGGTGGAGATGAACATCTCCGTATGGACAGCAGCAATCATCGACCGCAAGGCAACCGACAAAGCAACGCTAGACGCACACGCTGTGGCTGACGCTGGTAAGTTCAGGAAAAACCTTATGGCGGGCACTAGCTTGCGTAAGGACATAGCTGACTACGCTGCGCTGTGTCGCACGTGGCACAACGGACGCACACTGCCTTGGTCTGACAAGGGCGTGAGGCTACTGCCTACGTCTATGTTTCTAGAGTATAAGCGCGAAGCTGACGCACGGGCGAGCTACTTTAACTCGAAGGTGACTAAGTTCGTAGCTGAGTATCCCAATCTAGTTGAGGCTGCGCGGCATAACCTTGGTGACCTATTCAATGCAGGTGACTACCCAAGCGCGGATGATGTGGAGTCCAAGTTCGCGTTCCGTCTGGTGTTCAGTCCTGTGCCAGAGGTGGGTGACTTCCGTATCGACGTAGCAAGCGACGAGCTGGCCCATCTACGTAACCAATACGAAGCGGCATACACAGACCGTGTGGGTGACGCGATGAAGACCACATGGAACAAGCTGCACTCTACACTGCTGACCATGAGCGAGAAGCTGACCGAGCCAGAGGGCGAAGAGACCAAGCAGTTCCGGTCTACGTTCGTAACCAACGCCCAAGAGATGTGTCAGCTACTAACGCACCTGAACATAACTAAAGACCCGGAGCTAGAGTCAGCTAGGCAAGCACTGGAGAAGGCCATTCGCGGCGTAGACGTCGATAACATACGCAAGGACGAGATGGCACGTAGCGACCTCAAGGCTAGCGTGGACTCGGTGCTTGGACAATTTGACTGGTAAGAAGGAGCAATACAATGCCACAGGAAAAAGTTAACTACCCGCTAGACGTACACAATACGTACTGGCCAAGCTACGACGATGCAGTCTCAAAAGACCGTGCTGAGCGGTCCAAGGTGCATCCGTTCATGGCGCAGCTAATCGAGGCACTACAAGTCAAGCGCCCAAACTGGGAGTTCGAGGCTTCTGGTTACGGCACTGTTAACCACAGCGGCGATATTGCTCAAGTGCTCCACTCATCCTTTGACATCTACGATAACGGGGAGAAGCTGGCCAGCATAGACAAGGAGTTCAAAGGCAACGGGCATGTGTATGCAGTTAAGAACCACCGCCTTGTTGCAGCGCGTGAGCGTGGGCTATGGACAAACCGCAAGAACCTCAAAGACATAACCGCAGTTATACTCAAGAACGTCTACCCACACACAGTCGCAGAGATAGCAGATGCCAAGTACAAGGCGAGCCATAGCTCCGCGCAGAGCGCCAGCTACAGGGCTAGACAGCTTCACATCCGTGCGATTGAGAGGCTGGCAGCGCCAGCGTTAAAGTTTCTATCATCGCAGTGGGACGCGTTTATGGCCGTCCCGACGGGCAACCTCCATGTGGACGAAGCCAAAGAAAAGTTCTTCGAGCTACGTGATAACGCAGAAGCAGCCAAGGTGCTTGCAAACAGCCCACACTGGGTGGTGGTTGAGCGTCCACGAGACTTTATCGTGCAGCCGGTGGGTAAAGAAGCATACGCATGCAGTCTGGAGTCCATGCCTGACCAAGTGAAGATGGCGCTAGGTCTACTCAAGATGACTGAGAAGGACACGTTGATTAACGACATAGGTGTACGCACCGACGTGGACACTTTCTTTATTTTATACAACCCAGTTGACGTACCACCCGAAGAGGGATAAACACTCATAAGAAGGAGCAAACAACATGGCGTCAACGCCAGAAAAAAGAGTCAAAGAAAAAATCGTCAAGGTGTTGAAGGAGGAAGGAGTTTACTACTTCTTCCCCGCCACCCATGGTTTTGGCCGTAGCGGCGTCCCTGACATAATATGCTGTGTGAACGGCTACTTCTTGGCCATCGAAGTCAAGGCAGGGACCAACAAACCAACCGCCCTACAAGTGCGTGAGATTGAAGCGATACGTCGGTGTAATGGCGTAGCCGTGGTAGCTAACGACGAGAACTGGGACATGGTGCGAGGGCTGGTGCGCAAGATGAAGGAGCAGAAGAATGAGCAGTGACCCAGAAATTATCCGGACGATTGGGTACATAACGGACGATAGGTATATTGCATCTTACCACGGTGTGGATGTCAGGCGCGTCACCGCCCTACGCAAGCAGGTAAGCGAACACAAAGAGCGGGTGGCGAAGGCGATATACGTCAGCGAGAAGACCGCACCTTCGGGTATGAACAGCGACTCCGAGCGTAGGTGGAACGCCGACGCAAGGGAAGGTTCGGCCCAGCTACTCGCGGCACTGCTTGAGTTCTTTGAGAAGCGCCGACTGGGGGAAAGCAAATGAGCGAATTGCAAGCATACCGCCAAGGGTTATTCGAAGGCGCAATAGAAGAACGCAAACACATTGTGGCGTGGCTACGCCGACATAAAGCAGGGATATGCCCCATCCGCGTCATTGAAACTTTGACAACCAGCAAAACTCAATCCGTTTTGATCGACGCCATCGAAGCAGGGGAGCATTTGAAATGACCGACATTGAACAAAAAATTCCACCTACTGAGTATAACCCGTATTTGGAAGCCATGAGATGGCAGGGCCGCGCACAGGATTTTCAGGCCAAATTGAAAACCAAAGAGTTGGAGTTGGAAGAATTCAAAAAGAAGTTCAGCGATGCGGCGAAAGGCGCTTTGTCTGTACTTAAAAACACCGGCCATGCAGAAGCGGTAGTGTATGCCAGCAAACATCTGATTGAGTTCATCATCCCTGCGCCCAAGCCTGACCCGCTGGTGGATGCGTGTAATGCGTTATGTTGGGATTTCAGCGTGGCCGAAGAACTCCGCACCATACTGGACGCGCTTGGCTTTGAGATAAAGGAGAAGAACGATGACTGACGAAACTACACTGAATTATGTGAATGAACTTCAAGCCTACATGGTCCACGTTATTGAACTGGAAGCCGAGAACGAGCGACTGCGTCAGCCCAAGACTGTCACGTTCACCGTGGTGAGCACAGCCGACGGCAACCCGATGCACACGTTCAAGATTGACCCGACCAAGAAAACAATCTTGCGCCCACTGCATAGCATGATTGGCTATGTGTTTGAGCCGGAGGATGACGCAAATGGATGATAAGACGGTAACAGTACGCACTGGGATGGACTTTTTTGGTGTCTGCTTCCTCCTCTTCTGGAACTTTGGCGACAGCAAGTACGACCTGTACGACGCCATCATGATATGGTTGATGAAATGACCCTGAGACAATTCCTACACGACAACTTCGGCTGGGACATTTATGATTGGAGTGAAGATGACATCAGGTTCTAACGTACGGAAGTCCAAGTACGGCCTCAATGCGATGGAGGTGGGCGAGGTTAAGATATTTGAAGCACCAACGGAGCGGGACAAGGACCTTGTCCGCAGGGCTGCGCATAACCAGAACGAGCGAACAGACCGTCACTACATGACCCGCACCAAGGGCGACACCATCCACGTCACAAGGCTATATTGATGGACATCTTGAACATCGACTTCGAGACCTACTACGACCGCGCCTTCTCGCTCTCCAAAATGACGACGGAGGAGTATATCCGTGACCCGCAGTTCGAGACCATCGGCGTTGCCGTTAAGCGCAACGAAGAAGAGACTGTATGGTTCACCGGTACCAACGCGCAAACCAAGCGGTGGCTACAACAGTGGGACTGGGATAACAGCATAGCTGTGGCCCATAACGCCATGTTCGACATGGCAATCCTTAACTGGCGTTACGACATCCGGCCTAAGCGCATCGCTGACACCCTGTCTATGCTCCGTGCTATTGATGGACCGCATGCTGGTAACAGCCTAGCCAGAGCAGTTGAGCGTTACGGTCTGGGCGAGAAGGGCGACGAGGTTATCAACGCGCTAGGTAAGCGGCGACTGGACTTCACTGACGAAGACCTAGCCCGGTATGGCGACTACTGTATTAACGACGTAGAGCTGACGCAGAAGTTGTTTACTGTCTTGGCCCCACTCATGCCTGTGTCCGAGCTGCGTCTGATTGACCTGACCATCCGGATGTTCACCGAGCCGGTGCTGGTGTTGGATAAGAGTATCTTGGCTGCGCATTTGGATAACGTACAAGCCAAAAAAGAAGAGCTTATGGCTAAGCTTAACTACGACAAGTCGGAGTTGATGAGCAATCCGAAGCTAGCGGAACTGTTGGAGTTTCATGGTGTGTCCCCGCCCATGAAGGTGAGCGCCAAGACAGGTAAGGCAGCATTCGCGTTCGCCAAGAGTGACGAGGGGTTCAAGGCACTGCTCGACCACCCCAATCCACAAGTACAAGCCATCGTCGCTGCGCGTCTGGGCGTGAAGTCTACACTTGAGGAGACGCGGACCGAGCGGTTCGTAGCTATTGCTGACCGGGGACTACTACCAGTTCCACTACGCTACTACGCAGCACATACAGGCAGATGGGGTGGCGACGACAAGGTCAACCTGCAGAACCTACCGCGCAAGTCACCGCTCAAGAAGTCTATGCTGGCACCGGAGGGCTATGTGTTTATCGACTGTGACTCATCACAGATTGAAGCGCGGACCTTGGCGTGGCTAGCTGGGCAGGATGACCTTGTAGAGTTCTTTGACAAGAACAACGCAGAAGTCGCAGCGGGTGTGGAGAAGGCGGACATGCAGTACGACCCGTACAAAATCATGGCGTCAGAGATATACGGTGTAGCCGTAGGTGACATAGTAGACGACCAGCGGTTTGTAGGTAAGACCACTATTCTCGGTGCAGGCTATGCCATGGGTGCGACTAAGTTCCAGATGCAGCTAAAGACCTTCAACGTCGATATGCCAATCGAGGAGTGTAAGCACATTATTACGGTGTACCGTAACGCTTACCCCATGATACCAAAGCTGTGGGAGCAAGGGGATAAGGCGCTAGAGGCGCTTATGTCCACTAGGACCGCACAACTGGGTGAGCACGAAGCACTGCTAGTGGATATGTTTGGTATCAGGTTACCCAACGGTATGTACCTGCGGTACGATAACTTACGCAAGGAGCCAGACAAGAAGTCGGGCCGGGACCAGTTCGTCTACGACGTTAAGAAGGGCCGGGCAGTTATCCCTACCCGCATATACGGCGGGAAGCTCATAGAGAATGTGTGTCAGGCAGTCGCCCGTATCATCATAGGTGAGCAGATGCTGATGGTTGCGCGTCGTTACCGCGTAGTGATGACCGTGCACGACGCCGTGGGGGTGATTGCACCCATAGAAGAAGCTGACAAAGCCCGTGCGTTCGTTGAGGCGTGTATGCGTATACGGCCCAAGTGGGCACCGACATTACCGTTGAACTGTGAGAGCAAGATAGGAGCAAGTTATGGTGGATGAGCCACATGAGGTAGTGAAGCTACTCCTCGCACGGATGGAGAGTCATCCTGAAGAGTTTAGGGTTGCACACGCGCCGTTTCACGACCGATGGTATGAACCCATAAACGGGATACACGCCTACGGGAACGAGGCTGACAAGGCTGCAATCGCCGCAAAGCTGCGCGACATCCGGCTGGATGAAATTCACGAGCGGGTGATGGACGAAATGCTTAACGGTGAAGACCGCCGCCGCAAGGCAGAGGAAGACCGTGAGTATGAGCGTAACTTGATTATGCAGAAGGCACGGAACACCACCATGCAGCAGGGTGGCGGTGGTGGTGGTGGTGGTGGTGGTGGTGCTAGCTTACCAGTTAACACAAGCCCGTACCACAGCACGATTGTTGGTACGTCTGCAAGCAGCATTTGGCTGGATGAGCACGTCAACACCGGCACCACCACTGCAGCCAGATACCCCACGTCTACCGATATGAAAAATAACGGTATTGTGGGTGCGTTGAGAAAATTAGTTTCGTAAGTAGTAACCAAAGAAGGAGCAAGTACCATGAATAACACAGCTATTATACGTCCGAACACCCGGAAAGAAGAAGTCTTAAACATGTTGCGGCGTAACGCCAACAGCACGACTAAAGAACTCTCCGCCCTGATGCCTCATTTGGACATAGACCACATATCCCACGCTATCAGTTCGATGGCGAATAAGGACATAGTGTTCGTGACAGGTAAGAAGCGCGAAGAGGGTCCATCGGGCCGGATTACGACACACCGTGCGTACTCCGTAAAGTACAAGAAAGAAGAGAGTGTAAAGTCGCCGCAGGCGAAGCCGCAATCAACGCTGCAGGTTGATATACTGAACGACCTAATCAAGACGATGAAGGCCGAGATTGACGTTTTGGAGAAGTGGAAACGAGCTGCAATAGTTCGCTACCCAGAGTTAAGCGCAGACCCAGTAGTGCTTCAAGCGCGGGAGCTTGTGGCTGCGGAGGCGCTGGCTTGCGGTGACTTCCAACTTGCGAACGCGACACGTGCAGGTCTCAGGGACGACATGATATACGTGCGGTCAGTGATTAGGGCTTTAAAAGGAGGAGAGTAGAAATGGAAATAAGTTGGACATTTACAGCAACGGTAGCGGTATTTGTACTGGTCTACTTTAGCTACATGCTTGGTAAGGGTAGCGCGGACGGGAAGGTCCTTACCCTCAAGCGCGAGAACGAGCTACTTAACCAGAAACTTTATAGGCACAACACCCGCGACTCCAAGGGTCGCTTCACAGGGGGTAAGAAATGACTGAAGAGAAACGACCGAGCCTGATGATTGCCACCCCCATGTACGGTGGCATGTGCACAGGGCACTATGTGCAAGGTCTGCTTATGACCATGGCTAAGATGCGTGAGATTGGCGTCAACGTGGCATGGTGTCAGATTATGAACGAGAGCCTTATCACACGGGCACGTAACGATCTGGCACGGGTGTTCCTTGAGAGTGACCATGACTACCTCATGTTCATCGACGCTGACATTGGCTTTGACGGTGAGGCTATCGCGCACCTGATGCTGGCCGACAAGGACATCGCATGCGGCATCTACCCTAAGAAGGAAGTGAACTGGGACAGTGTCAATCGCGCTGCCCTTGAAGGTAAGGCTGACCTTGCGGACCATGCCGGAGCCTTTGTGTTCAACATGGTAGGTGGTGCTGACGTACATACAGACGAGACAGGCTGCATCGAAGTGCGGCATGGCGGCACAGGCTTCATGCTAATCAAGCGGGGGGTATTCGAGCAGTTAATACCGCATGTGCCGACCTACCGTACATCGTCGTTCAAAGACCCAGAGACAGGCGAGTACCAGAAGCCTCTAACCCATGAGTTTTTCGCTACCAGCATCGACGATACCGGTGCACTGCTAAGCGAAGATTACCATTTTTGTGAACTGTGGCGCAACCACGGTGGCAAAATACACGCCCACCCGTTCATCAAGTTACATCATGTAGGCACGTATGTGTTTGGTGGTGACATCCTGAAGAGCGGCGGCAATCTAAAGTGAAGGAGCAAATGAAATGAGTATGAGAAAGAAAGTCATAGCAGATAACGTTATAAAGCTGCTGAAGCAGGGCTATTCGCCTAGCGAAGTTACCCAACGTATGGCGGTAAGCTACAACTACGCTTGGAAGCTGAAGAAGGACTTAGAGAAAGCGGCGTTAGTAGCGGCAGAGGAAGCGGCGCTAGCGGAGGCGGAAGCAGTTCTTGGTACGCCCTGCACTAATGACTGTGGACCGAAACCTGAACCCGAAGTCAGTGGGGTGGGTAATATCTTAGACGCAAGGGCGGAGCAATATGGTTCGTTCATGCAGTCTTCGGACACGACCATTAGGATTAAAGGTATCATGCACAATGCGGTCGCCCGTAACGCACTACACTTATATCCTGACCAACTACAGGCGCTGGATATGATTGCGACTAAGATAAGTCGCATCGTGCACGGCAACCCGAACCACCTAGATAGCTGGATTGATATAGCCGGATATGCTACGTTAGTGGCTGACCGTCTCCAAGGGAAAACAAGATAACATGACAGCGTGGTCCTATAGTAGCATCAAGACCTTCGACCAGTGTCCGAAGAAGTACTTTCACCTCAAGGTGATTAAGGACGTAAAGGACGACCCCGGCGAAGCAGCTATCTATGGGACCAACGCGCACGAAGCAGCCGAGCACTACATCAAGCACGGCACACCCATACCAGAGAAGTTCAGCATCATGCGGCCCGTCGTGGAAGTGCTGGCCCAGTTTCCGGGCGAGAAGCACACCGAGCTGAAGCTAGGCGTAAAGAAAACGGGTACTGGCTACGAGCCATGCGGCTTCTTCGATAAGGACGTATGGTGGCGCGGCATCGTCGATTTGCTCATCACGAACGGCAAGACTGCCCACATGGTGGACTACAAGACAGGCAAGAACGCCAAGTATGCGGACATGAAGCAGCTGGACCTGATGGCTGGCGCGGTGTTCGTGCACTACCCAGAGATAACCAAGGTTAAGTCGGGGCTAGCTTTCGTGGTGTCCAACGAGTTTCCTAAGAAGACCCACAGGCGTGAGCACTTGGATACGTACCTATCTGTGTTTGATAATCAGTTAGAACAGCTTGAGGCCAGCATGGATAATGGTGTATGGAACGCAAAGACCAGCCCGTTATGTGGCTGGTGCCCAGTTAAAAGCTGTGAGCATTGGAAACCACGGAGGCATTGATGGCAAGGGATTACAAAGCCGAGTACGATAAATACCACGCTCGCCCAGAGCAGAAGAAGAACCGTGCTTCGCGCAATGCGGCCCGTGCCAAGATGACTAAAGCCGGTAAGGTGCATAAGGGCGACGGTAAAGACGTTGCCCACGTAAAAGCATTTGACAAGGGTGGCACCAACAAGACAGGGTTGCGTGTAGAAAGCAAGTCAACCAACCGCTCGTTTCTCCGTGATAAGAAGGGTAACCTCGTGTCGGAGCGCAGCAAACGAGAGCGTAAAAAGTAACCACGAAGGAGCAATCGTGCAGATAATTGATAACAAGGCGCTGCTAATCACAGCGCCGAACGCACACACTATACCCCAATACATTACAAAGAGCGCCGTGGTTGAAGGTGGAGCCGTAGCCGTACACTGGGGGCTACATGAGGCTACGCGCTTAGCTCAGCTTGGTTACGACGGCGTGCCGTCCCCTATGCTCCGCGACTACCAATGGACTGGTAAGTACGCACCGTTCGACCACCAGAAAGAGACAGCTTCGTTCTTGTCTATTCGCAGACGTGCCTTCTGCTTCAACGAGCAGGGCACAGGCAAGACGGCTAGCGTCATCTGGACGGCTGATTACCTGATGAAGAAGGGCAAGATTAAGCGCGTACTGGTGCTATGCCCATTGTCGATCATGAAGTCGGCTTGGCAGCGCGACCTATTCACCTTTGCTATGCACCGCTCATGCAGCGTTGCGCACGGTGCAGCCCCACAACGCAAGAAGATTATCGAAGCAGGGGCAGAGTTCGTCATCATTAACTTCGACGGTCTAGCTATCGTCAAGGACGAGATAATTGCAGGCGGCTTCGACCTTATCGTGGTGGACGAGGCGAACGCATATAAGAACGTGCAGACCAACCGCTGGAAGATTTTCAGCCAGATTGTGAACATCACTGACCCACGGCTTTGGATGATGACAGGTACACCCGCTGCGCAGTCTCCCATAGATGCGTATGGCTTAGCTAAGCTGGTTAACCCAGCGGGTTGCCCTAAATACTACACCGAGTTCCGAGCTTCTATCATGCACAAGGTGACCCACTTTAAATGGGCACCGAAACCACACGCAGCTGAGTACGTGCATAACATACTGCAGCCAGCCATCCGGTTCGAAAAGAAAGACTGCTTGGACCTACCCGAAGTTACGCACGTGTCGCGTGACGCGCCGCTGACAACGCAGCAGAGCAAGTACTACAAGATGCTCAAGGACCAGCTGCTGATTGAGACAGGCGGCGAAGAAGTCAGTGCGGTCAACGCAGCTACACAGATAAACAAGCTGCTGCAGATAAGCGGAGGCGCGGTCTATACGGACACTGGCGAGGTGCTGGAGTTCGATGTGTCTAACCGGGTTAACGTCGTACTTGAAGTCATAGAGGAAGCCAGCAACAAGGTGCTGGTCTTCGTGCCGTTCACGCACACTATTGAGATACTTCGCGCTAGGCTGGAGAAGGAAGGCATCTCGTGCGGCGTCATCAACGGCAAGGTATCACTGAATAAGCGCAGCGACATCATCGAGCGGTTCCAGACGAGCAAAGACCCACACGTGCTTATCATCCAGCCACAGGCTGCATCGCACGGTCTGACCCTAACGGAAGCGGATACAATCATCTGGTATGCGCCAGTAACCAGCGTGGAAACATACTTGCAGGCTAACGCCCGTATCGACCGTCCCGGCCAGAAGAACGCCATGACCATCGTGCATATCAAGGGCAGTCCGGTAGAGGAGCGGCTGTATAGTATGCTCCAGAACAATATCACCAACCACAAAAAACTTATTGACTTGTATAAGGAAGTTATGGAAATATAGTATTTGACACTGTCAAAGATTAGTGGTAGCTAACAATATAACAAACCACAATCACAACCAAGAAGGAGCAAGCATATGGATGATTTACCCGTAGACCAGCTTGTGCGCGTCTATCGCAAGATACGTGATGTCGTGCAGGCTAAGGAAGACGCCCACAAAGCCGAGATTGCAGAGCTTAAGGGGCAGATGGACCTAGTTAGCGCCAAGCTACTTGAGGTCTGCAACACACAGAACGTGGACAGCCTGCGTACCAAAGAAGGTACGATAACTAGGCGCGCTGCTACCCGCTACTGGACGAGCGATTGGGAGTCCATGTACAAGTTTCTTAAGGAGAATGATGTGATGCATCTTCTCGAACAGCGCATACACAATGGCAACATGCGCAATTACCTAGAGGAGAACCCCGATAGTCTACCTGTCGGCCTCAATGCAGATACCAAGTATGTGCTTTCGGTTCGCAAACCAACAACCAAGTGAGAGAAACAATGACTAATTTGACCATCTTTAAAAACCCTAACGCCGTAGCCGCATCGGCACTACCACCATCGAAGATGGGTGCGCAGATTGCTTCGAGCATGGGCGGTTATAACCGTATCGCCACCAACACCAACGGCACGTTCAAGCGTATCGTAAACGGTGAGCAGGTCGGTAAAGCCATCCGTGGTGAGTTCAACGCCATCATCCTTGCTATGCTAGAGAAGCCAAGCCGTAGCTACTACGCTAGTGACTACGACCTCGACGCTAAGGGCACCGCACCTGACTGCTTCTCTAACCTAAGTGACAAGCCAGAGGCATCTGCCTCCAACCGTCAGGCATCCAACTGTGCCAGCTGCCCTAAGAACATAGACGGTTCGGGTAAGAACGGTAAGGGTAAAGCCTGTCGCTTCAGCCGCAAGGTCGCGTTGTTCTTAGACGGTGACGAGTCCGGCGACGTGTACCAGTTCAACATCCCAGCTAAGTCGCTATTTGGTAAGGGCACGGGCAACACCCTCCCGTTCGAGCAGTACTGCCGCCATCTAGTATCTAACGGTGCAGCGCCTGACCGCGTGGTAACCACGGTTGCATATAACCTCGACGCAGAGACTATGGAGCTTAACTTTACTGCTGACCGGTTTATTACCCCAGAAGAGCTGGAGCGCGTCACTGAGGCACAAGAGAACGCTGCCACGACCCGCCTGATTAGCTTCGACATCGTGAAGGCTGCTGCCGCAGAAGAACCTGCTAAGCTTGCAGCACAAGCCGAGCCGAAGGCGAAGAAGCCATCGTTCTTAGACGCTGATGACGAAGACGAAGAGGAAGAAGACCTTCCCGAGCCAGTAAAGCGTCCATCCAAGAAGGCCACCGCTGAACCTACCGGCACTATTGCTGCTGTAGTAAGCCAGTGGGGCGACGACGAAGAAGACGACGACTAATGAGTAGCGGCTATAGCTTACGGGTACAGGAGGCAAACGCCAAGGCGAGCAAACACAAGTTGGGTGTTCGCCTAGGTAGGCTCTGCATTGCGCAGGACATTCCTGTAGCCGTAGTCGCTAAGTGCACAGGCGTAACACGGCAGACAGTATATAATTGGTTCTGTGGGACTTCCATCCCACAGGGCACTGCCGTGGCGCTTATAGCTTCATATATGGCGAGTCTGGAGAGTTCTACTTCGTAGCGGAGTAGGGAGCATTTTCTTTTAGAAGTGGGCGTATGAGTTGCCCTATGGAGTAGTGTCTGCGTGGCGGAGGAATTTGACCTTTTATCAGCGGTGCAGCCTCAAGAGGGTTGGTACGCTATCGTCGGGCTTAGCCCAGACAATAAACAGCAGGAGTTAGTAGAGACCCGCGAGGAAGCGGACGAATGGGCAAAGACCTTCCTCAACCAAGGTAAGAACGTATTCTTTGGTGTAGCTAAATATACTGACGGTAAGAGCCGCAAGAAAGAGAACGTGAAGGCGCTTAAGTCGCTCTGGCTCGACATAGACTGCGGACCAGAGAAGGATTACGATACACAGGACGAAGGCTTCACGGCTCTTCGTGCCTTCTGTAAGACCGTAGGTATGCCCAAGCCTATCGTGGTTAACTCGGGGCGCGGTCTGCACGTATACTGGCCGCTAACCGAAGAAGTTACACGCGAAGAATGGGAGCCGGTATGTGCACGGCTGAAAGAAGTCTGCGCCACCAAGGGGCTACGTGTAGATAACAGCTGCTTCGAGGCAGCGCGCATCCTGCGTATTCCCGGCACTTTTAACTTTAAGGGTGATGTGCCGCTGCGCGTAGAGGTTCTGGTGGTCGGCAAGCCGACGCCCATGGCAGAGATACGTGACATACTTGGCGTTAAAGAGACTAAGCCGTCGCCCCTAGGCGACCTTCCGGTGTTCGCACCTAGCCCGTTATCCAAAGTCATACAGGCTAGCATGGAGTCCAGCTTCACTAAGATTATGAACCGTGGGGACAAAGGCTGCGCACAGCTTAACTCCTGTTACGAAGACCGGGAGCATATATCCGAGCCGCGTTGGTTCTCGGCGTTGTCAATCGCAAAGTTCTGTAAGGACCGTAATAGGGCGATACACAAGTTATCTGCAGACCATCCGGACTACGACCCTGACAAGGTCGAGCAGAAGATAGGGCACATACTCGGGCCGCACACCTGCGTAGAGTTCGAGAAGAACAATCCCGGCGGATGCGGAAAGTGTCCGCACGCTGGCAAGATACGCTCACCTATTACGCTAGGTAAAGAGCTGAAGGAGGCGACTCCGGAGGACAACGTAGTCATAGAAGAGACGAAGCTGGGGGCGATAAAGTTCCACATACCCGAGTTTCCCTTCCCCTACGTGCGTGGCAAGCATGGGGGCGTATGGCGCAAGGTTACGCCCAAGGACGAAGAAGAAAGCGTCGAGGACGTTGCGCTTGTGTATCCGTACGACATCTACGTGGCCAAGCGGATGGATGACCCTGTTGAGGGTGGCGTAGCCCTTATCCGACTGCACACACCGCAGGACGGCGTCAAAGAGTTCACGGTGCACAATTCCAAGATGGCGGACGGTACCGAGCTGAAGAAGCTTCTCGCCTCTAAGCACGTGATGTTGAGTTCAAAGACCGACTACGCATATCTAGTCGATTACATAGTTAAATCAGTGGCACAGTTTTTTCATAACGAGAAGGTAGAGCAAATGCGAAATCAATTTGGATGGGTCGATAACGACAGTAAGTTTATCATTGGTGACCGTGAGATAAGCGCGGAGGGGACGTACCATAGCCCACCGTCTTCCGTCACCAAGGTAGTAGCGGAGCACATGACAGCTAAGGGTACACTGGATAAGTGGCGCGAAGTGTTCGATCTGTACGGACGTCCGGGCCTTGAAGGGCATGCGTTTGCAGCAGCCACCGCCTTCGGTGCGCCTCTCTTACGCTTCTCTGGCCAGCGTGGGGCGATTATCAACGTGGTGCACCCTAAGTCGGGCACGGGTAAGACAACAGCCCTACAGATGGCTAACAGCGTGTATGGTGACCCTGTGGCGCTCTGCGCGAAGAAGGACGACACGTTCAACTCGAAGGTGTTCAAGATAGGCGTGTTCTGCAACCTGCATATCAGCTTCGACGAAATGTCCAACACTGAACCCAAGCAGCTGAGTGAGCTTGCCTACCTGATTACACAGGGCACCGGCAAGGACCGCATGAAGGCGTCCGCCAACGAGCTTCGGGCAAACCTGACGTCGTGGCAGACCATCGCGCTGTGCTCGTCTAACCACTCGTTCTACGAGAAGTTGGAAATCAATAAGGGTTCGCCTGACGGTGAAACCATGCGCATCATCGAATACAGCATCGACTATTCTGACGCGATTGACATCGAGTATGGCAAGAAGATGTTCGACCACCAGCTGCTTGAGAACTACGGGCATGCAGGTGACATCTACGCACGGTACCTGATTACGCACTATGATGAGGTGAAGGCGCTCTACGCTACGGTCCAACAGCGCATCGACACCAAGCTTAAGCTAACACAGCGTGAGCGTTTCTGGTCGGCAACAGCGGCTGCTAACATAACGGGCATCTACATTGCCCTGCATCTGGGCCTGTGTAACTGGGACATTGCTGCTATCTTTAAGTGGACGTGCAAGATGGTGCTCAACCTACGCAACACCATGACCCCACCGCCTGAAGGCGACCAGCAGATACTGGGTGAGTTTATGAACGCCCGTCTAGGGAACATTCTCATCGTTAACGATGGGGTAGACCGTCGCAGTAAGATGGCAGAAGTGCCGGGGTTGGAGCCTAAGCAGGAGCTTATGATACGCTACGAGCCTGACACAGCTAAGGTGTACATAACTGCTAGCTCGTTCCGTGAGTATTGTGGTGCACGTAACATTGCTTACCGCTCTACGATTAACGCTATGAAGGCCAAGGGTCTGTACCTCGACGCGGAAAACAAGCGCATGTCAAAGGGCATGAAGGTAAACACAGTGCCCGTACAAGCACTAATCTTTGACGCGAACCACCCAGACTTCAGCGGCATTACGGACCTGTTTAATAACGTAGTGTCTGCCGCGAAGCAGGACTCCGACGAAGAGTGAAGGTAGCTGGGGTCAGCTACGATATAAACTGGCGCGCCTTTACCAAGGGCGCGTCACTCTTTTTCCCGTGCCTAGACCCTAAAGCTGCTAAGCGAGAGATACGCCCCGTGCTACGCAGGCTGAAGCTAAAAGTAGTGTATCGGAGCGTAGTGGACACCAAATCTGGTATTAGGGGTTTACGTATCTGGCGAATATGACTATGCATGACACCGGAAGATGCTCCTTCCGTTTGGTTGATACTACCCCCGCTGGCGCTACTCCCCGGCGGGGGTTTTTTATGGGCGGAACTTTTCTGCCATCCCAATGTCCTTCTTTGCAGTCTTCTTTTCAAGCCGCATGCCTTGTACAGTGCGCGACCGGACCTCTGCACGACCTTTGAGTGACCGCATGATGGTCTCTTCAGTAATTATGAAGCTAGGGTCTGGGTATGTACGGTTGAACGGGACAATCTCGTCAGCAACAAACTCCTTCAGCTGCTCCATAGAGCTTATCTCGCCCTCTTGTATCTTCCTATCCAAGGTAGATAGCAGCTGGGTCTTCTCCGCTTCAATCTTCTTTTCATTCTTGCCGCGTGTAATGTAATAGTCCTGCCACCGGGCAAGACGCATCGGGCGGAAGCCAGATATAGTGCGAAGCGTATCCAGTGCGGATATGTCGTCCTTGGCGATAATAGTGTCGCCCTTACCGCTAACAATGCCTTCGGCTTCACCCTGCTCTGCGGCTACCCACGAACGGATAAACGCAGGTGCCATCTTCTTCATAGCGCCGTACATGTCACCGTCAGCAAAGTTGTCCTTTGCGTTGAGCGCCTGAATAAGCATTTGCCCACCTGCGATGTTAGCCAAGGCAGTTTTTATTATGGTGTCTGAGGTCGAGTCACCTGTAACCGCTTCACGGAACCACATATTCTTGAGGTCAAGCGATGTACGGCTAGACAGTTCAGTGTTCGATAAAGCGCCAAGCGGACCGTGTATAAGAATGTCAGCCATCGACACGTCACCGACCACCGGCTCTCCGAACTTGTCCATTATCCATGCACGAAACATAATGTCAGAGTCGTAAGCGACACGCGGGTCGAGACCCATGAGCTTGCGCACGTCCTCGTCATCTTCTTCATCGAAGCTCTCGGCCAACGCCAATGCCATGACCGAGTATAGCGGCATGCCAAGAATACCACCAAATACGCCCGCCATCATCAAGACGCCGCCTAATTCCTTCATAGCGCCAGCACGTGCAGCTTTTGCTTCTGGCGAAGCTCCGGGGTACAACCCACGACCGATATCCCGCATCGCCCCCACTAAGAACTTGGTCTGCAGGATGGGGTGCATCTTGAAGAGGAATAAGGCACGAGTCCAGTCTTTCTTCATAATGCTAGATCGCTCCCAGTTGGAGTAGTCACCTAGTGTATCACGCACTGTATCTAGCGCAGTTGTAACGGCCTTATCGAATACTGCCTGTTCAGCTTCGGGGCTCGGGTTCTTCGCCTTCTCAGCGTCATACGCCAGCTCAAATGCCATGAAGTACGATACTTGGCGCGAGATATTTTCCATACCTTGGAACATTACGCCCATGGCTTTACCAGTAAGTGCAGCGGCCTCTACCGCTGTGCGCGTTGCACCCGTACGGTGCTTCTTAGCCGTTTCCCGCTCGTTCTGGATTAGAGTGTCCTGCACGGTCTCGAGCACGTTGCGCTCCATACCCGCCGCCATAGCCTTGCGTAGAAGCTTACCACGTGGAGTATCTGCGTTAACCAGCTTTGAACTCAGCACATCTGGCATCAGCACATCAAGCTCATCGCCCACACCGGCTAGGCCGGTACGCGTAGTCTGCACCTTAGCTTTACCTAATGTGTCCCATACCCGCATGTACTTAAACCAAATCGCCGTACCCTTAGCGACACCGTAATCACGCCACAGGCGGGGCACAACGCGTATGGGTATCGAGGTAAGCTGCAGCATGGCTGTCGCTGGCGCTGTCAGGTAGTAGAAGTATGACGCACGGTTCAGCAGGTTTATCATAGCAGACTGCGGGCTTGGGTTTATCTCGTCCTCTGCCCGTTCCTCAAGCTCATCTATAACCGAGTTGTATTTCGCCCGTAGGGTTGCGTCGCGGTCAGATACGTTGTCCCGTGCTTCCCCTATCTTGAGGCGAATGTCCCCGGCATAGGCCAACTTGCTTAGCTGGTTAGCATAGTTACTAGCTTGCGACGCAAAGTGCTGCAGCAGGTCCTGCTGGAAACCCACTACTTCTTGGGCGTGCATGAACCGGCGGCGCACCGACCGTTCTGGCGTAGATAGCAACCACGTCTGGTAGATGCTGTCCGTAAGGTCTTTGAAACTGTTAGCGTCGATACCCTTGGTACCAGCAAACTCAGCCTTAGCCTTGCTAACTAGGTCGAATATCTTCTGCATCATCTGGTCGTCAGACTTCAGGTTTTCCTGCAGTTGAGCGATATCGTACCCTATGGTTATCACGTCGCTGTCCTCGGGGTTCACACCCAAGCGCTTAGCTATGGCCTTCTGGGCATCCTGCATTTCTTTGGCAGTAGTGAACTGGTAGAACTCCCGCTCCCGCGTACCGTCTTTTGCCGCTGCTACACGTACATAATACTGGCCAGCGCGCATGAATGGGAAGTAGTCCTTGGTGAACAGGTCGGAGTTGAGGTCGTGGAATATGTCCCCGCTCTTCTTCGCTTCATCCGGGTTCATCACTTCGCGCATCATGTCTGCACGTAGGTCGCGCAGGCGCTTAGCTTCTGCCTCACCAGCAATAGTCGAAATGCGACCGTCTAGTAGCGCCAGCTCTGCTTCGAACATGTCTTTGTAGTAGGCGCGTATCTCTTTATACAGCTTGTGGCCGTTCTTAATCTCGGCCAGCTCGTCCCACAGCTTATGCACGTCACGGATACGACGGGTAAGTTCTGCAATCTGGTCTGTCTGGGCACTCGTCTTTTGGCGGTCGATAGCAGTTTTAGATAGGTCCGCTAACAGCTTGCGCATGTCGTCAGACCTTTTTACCTTGTCGCCCTTTACCCCCACTACTTCCTTACCCTGCATAGTTAGAGCCTTCATCTCGGCTATTATGCGGGCGGCTAGCGCTTTGTCGTTCGAGTTCTTCAGTACGCGAGCCTCAATCTCCTTCATCGCAGGATGATTAGCAAGCGCCTCATCAGCAGACTTAAACTCGTCAGGGGAGTATTCGTTTATACGGGCAGTGCTCATGGTCGTAGCCAGCACTTTGTCTTTGTCGGCCAGAAGAAACTCGTCCAGCTCACGGCCTATATCCTCAGAGGCTTTGATAATGTTAGCCTTCATGGCCGACATCTTCTGCACCAGCGTGTCAATCTCACGGATACTAGGCAGGTCTGGGCCAAACCAGTTTAAGATGCCGGACGTCGGTATAGTCTTCAGTATAGCCTTTAACGTAGGCGGACCCATGCCGTCGGAGTTGTCTTTGAACGCGTTAAGGAAGGCGCTGAACGAACGCCCCTCCACGGCTTTACCTATGCCGTCAGCTATGCCGTTAGTGGACGTAGACTTCTTGGCACGCCGCAGACCATCGCTCATCGAGGCCGAGGTTTCTTCCAGCGCTTCCTTGTCTTTCTTGGTGGTCTTAGGCCGGGAGTATTTTGTAGCGCGTGGTGCGGTGGTGTCCCACCCACTGATATACCGCATGCCCTTAACCAGCGTGCTTTCTTGTGCACCGCTTACGACACGCTCGTGGCCTGCGGCCAGTATAGCCTCTACATCCGCATCGCTGATTGCTAGGTTGATACCCAGCTTACGTGCAAAGTTACGTATAATAGCTGCAATGCGCTTGAGCATATTTGGCCGGATTTGTCCGGTCTCGGACATTTCAGCTAGGACTTCTTCTACTGCACGGGCGACCCGGTCAGTGTCTTTTGCGTATGCCTCTGGGTTAGCAGCTAGCCACGCGTCGGTTTGCGTCCGTATGTTACCATTGCTTTTGTATAGCGCGGTCAAAGCGCCGTCTAGCTCGCCACGGAACAGCTTCTCAAGGCCAACGTGACCAAGAGCTTCATGGAACAGCACCGCCTTAGCGCGCTCTACGGACTCAAGGTTGTCGGCAATCAGATACACTGCGCCATCAGGAGCCACGAAGCCTTCTGCGTTAGTGGCGTTGTCCTGCATGACAGCCCGGCGTATCTTAGCGTCAGCTATGTCGCTAACTGACTGTACCACCTCAACTACGGGTGGGCCTTTCCACACCGATACGATAGCATCTACCGCTGCACGGACCTTGGATACGTCGGTCTTGACTTGGCCCGGCTGCGTTTCACCCCTACGGTACTTTGATACACGGCTTTCAGCTAGGTCAATTTTGGCATCGCGTAGCTCCTTTTGGTCGCCCTCCTGCAACGCATCTTTAATGCGTATCTTGGCACCAAGTTGCTCGTCTTTGCGCATCTCTGACATGGAGCGTAGCCGCGACCGGATCGGGTTCAGCATGCGGTTGTTTACGAGCTTAGTCAGCTTCTCGTTGGCGACGGCCAGTTCTGCTTCAGCGGCTTTAGCCTCAACGCCTGTGGTGTTGCGGAACTTGGACATTGCTGCCCGTGCTTCTTCTTCAGCCTTGGCGATGTTGTCCTGCGGGCGACCGAACTTGTCGTACGCATCGGGACGCTCTAGCTGGCGGATAAGCTCTGTACGCTGGTTGTTGTCTATCTCACCGCGCTCACGTGCAGCATCAATCTCTGCAGTAAGCTCTTGCACCATCGACGTAGCTACAGTGGGCTTTGCGGAGTCCGTATCTGGTATAGCCGCAGCGGGAGCAACGTATGGCATGAGGTCCATAGCCTGCTCTTCGAAGTCCTTCAGGGTGTCTGCAGCTGCAAACAACTCGCCGTCTGGGCCTACTACCCGGTAGGGTTTTGGGCTGGTTTCATCGACCTGCACACTATAGGCTTCGTTAGCAGGATTAGCACGACGAATGGCGTCCTCGATGTTCTTTACGAACTGGGCCTTATATTCCTCGTCCTTCGCTGCGCGCTCTTGCTGCAGCCTATCAAACTCGTCAGCCTGTGCCTGACGCTCGGCTTCACGCTGCTCCGGTGCGAGCGCACCCTGCTCCAGCTTGCGCTGCTGGATTTCCTCAAACTTGTCGAGGCGGTTTTCTTCCTGCGTGGGCAGTGCGCCAAACAGACCTTCTTGACCTGCGGCTTCTACCGTGCTCGCACTTGGTGGGCGTCCCCTACGCGAGTACTTGATTGCGGGTGCACCGGGCACTTCGTTGGCGATGTCGTCTAGGACGGACTCAGCTTCCCTTGTGTCCATGCCTGTGGTTGCAGCAAAGTCACTTACTGTATTGTAGTTACCCGCTGTATCCGGGTTGTTTAGTATAGTCGCCGCTCGTGCGGGAGTAACAATGGTGGGCTGTTTAACACCACGCTGGTACGGAGCCCCAGCAGGTGGAGCCTGAATATCTTCCTCAATATCAAGTGGTTCAACACCCGTAGCCTCGGCCTCGCGCATACGCTGCATGACGGCTTCTTCTTCGGTATCCACTGGAGGTGGCCCAGTGAAGTTAGGTCCTGTACCTTCTTCAGCTGTCGCTTCAGCATCGGCTTGCGCCATCCGCTCGGCACGTGCTTGCTCTAGCTCTGCAGCCTGCTTCTCGATAGCGGCCTTCTGCTTCACCATGGTGTCTACGACTTGCTGGGCTTTCTCCAGCGGGAACCCGCGCTTAGTGAACCGCTCAACTGCACCGGATACAGCTTCTTCAGTCGGCTCTTCGGGCATCGCATCGAGTTCTTGAGCGACTTCTTTCGAGAGCATCTCACGGTTTTCTGCACGCGCCTCACGCGCACCCCCATAGCCACCTAGGAATAGGGACGCGATACCTTCAGACGCAGCCTGACCGGCTACACCCTTCCACGTATCTACACCGAAACCTTCACGCTGCAGCGCTAGGTTCTGGGACAACTGTTCTTGCCCACCTTGTACAGCTTCTGGTGCAGCTTCTATCGCCGCGCTTTTAGCGGCTCCGCCTAACACGCTACGCTTAGCACCGACTTCTACGGCCTCACGCGCTGCTACCCTAGCGGCAACGTTCTTGGCTGCATTCGAGCCTATACTACGTGCGAACTGTGGTGGGAAACCAGTAGCCGAAGCGAGCGCGCCTATTGCACCGCCAAGTGCAATCTGGTCCATGTTCTTGCCGCCGTACTCCTGCGCCTTCTCAGCTGCAGCTTCGGCATCTTGTTTAGACGCACCGCCCTTTACGAACTCGTCGTACACGGCGTCGTACACCGCACCTTTTATGGTACCTACGCCCGACGCTGTGCCAAGCCCAGCCATAGTAGCAAGAGGAACAGCCCCAGTACCGCCAGTAGCAACAGCTGCACCGACAAAGGGCACCGCTGAGCCTGCTACGCTAGCAATGTTTTCCAACGGGGCGTAAGTGAACGCACGAGCAGCAGCCTTAACTTCTTCCCAGACGCCCTTGCCTTCGGCGTCCTTCTGGATTTTACGGGCAATCTCTGCATCTTCACGAGACCCAGCAGATTTCAAAGCAGCGGCAGCTTGAGAGACGTACTCAGCTGCATCAGACACAGCATTGTCAGCACCAAAGACATCTGAGATAGACTTAACGGTACCGCTCAGACCTTCAACAGCACTCAAAGGTATGTCTGCAACAGGCGCAATCAATCCGCCTACTAGCGGGATATTTTCAATAGGGCTTGCCCCCTGTTTTGACTTGCCGCCTTGGTAGTACGTCTTCGCAACATAGGCTATTGCATCGCGCTCGGTAGCTTTTTTAGGAGCATTGACAGTATAGCTCCTGCCATCCGGGCCCTTTACTGTGTATGAAGGCACCTTAGATACTCCTAGTTACGCGTAGCTGAAAAACCTTCATATTGGTCTACGCTTTTCTGGCCGGTAGTGCCACCTGTTTCTTGCTCACCAAAGAGCCCTTCACTGGTACCCTTTATCTCAGCAAGCCGCTTCTCTGCGGCTATGTACGCAAACTGCCTAGCGGCATTCTCTGAATACCCTTTCCTCTTCAGCACGTTATAGAACGTCTCTATAAACCGCTCCTTGGTATTTTCCTTACCTTGGCTATCGGCAATTATTTTAGCGAGTTGGTTATTAACCTCGGCAGTCTGGATAGCGAGCGTCGCCTCTTTGATATCAATCTCTTTGTTGAAGTTCTTCTGCGCGATATCGTTCTTCTTCATTTCCACTGCCATGTTATATAGCGGTAGAGCTTCCTTACGGTCCTTAGCACCAAGCTGAACCATGAGGTCGAGACTGCGGTCTTTAAGCGCTTTGCGCTCCTTCTTGTCTGCCTGCGCACCGGGCAGGGCAGCGGACGCCGCTTCGCCAATAGCCTGAAGCAAGGTAGGAGCCTTAGAGCTTGCCATGTTAAAGCCTATGCTCGCAAGAGTCTCCCACATGGAGTCCTTACGCTGCTTCTCATAGTATTCGGGCGAAGCCATCTCTTCGGCACGGGCCATGCGCGTGGCGTCTATTTCCCGCTCTTTTTCTGAAGGGCCGAACCTACTCATCAACCTGCCGAATATATCTTCCACGCCTTCTATTTGGCCTTGGGCGGTATTTATATCACGCTCAGGTAGTTTAGGGTTAGCTTTACCGCCTAGGATATTGCTGATGTATTTCTTCGTCTCGGCAGGTAGCTTCTCGGGGTCACCACCCTTCTTCAGCCACTTATCGACGTTGCCCGGCCCCCAGTTATACGCAGCTAGTGCAGTAGCTTCATCGCCGTAGCGACGGTACATGGCATCAAGGTACTCACGACCCGCACGGCGGTTCTCCGCTTCGCTGTCGTCGCGCATAGGGGTTACGCCAAAACCGGGGTCTTTCATAGTACCGGGCATAAGCTGCATAACGCCACGCGCACCAGCCTTGCTTACAGCGCTCTGCTTACCACCACTCTCCCAGTATTCGACGTCGTCGTAGAGATTAGATATACCACCGGCAGGGCCACCACCAGAAAACGCAACCATGCCGCCACCTGCGTAGCCGTCACCGAAGCCGCCATTGCTTGGCTCATCGAACATGCCGTCGGGCAGTGGGACATCAGATAGACCACCACCAGAAGCGTAGGGGGGCACCATGCCGCCATCAGCCATCATAGGCATTTCTTCAGCGGGCATCTCCATCTGCGGCGGAGCCATTTCTTGTGGAGGCATACCCATCTGAGGTGCCGCACCCATAGGCGGCATGGCCGCAGCTTGTGGCGTAGCGCCAAGCCCTGCGGGAGCAGGAGCCGCTGGCTGTGGAGCGCCAAGAACCTGCTGTGCTACAGTAGGCTGTTGCCCACCTTCCATAATCTGCGCGGAACGCATGCGGTCAATAAACATACCAGCGAGCACGGCTGCTGTGGGGTCAACGACACCCATCTGCGCAGCCTGCGCAATCATCTGCTTATTACCAGCGTACTCCTTGGCGATATCCTCTGGCGCTTGGATGCTGAATGGTTTGGCCAACGTATATCTCCTTAACTACCTAGCGTCTTATACATGCCTAGGGCACCAAGACCAGCACCCATAATCTGCTGTGCAATGCCCGGTGCCGGGGCGCTTGACGTTTGTGTAGTGCTTGTAGCTTGCGGTACGCCGCTCATTAGGCTCATATACCGCTGTAGCTGTGTATATGGATTATCAGCCTCTCTCTGGAAGTCTGAATAGGCCATATCCAGTTTCTGCTGGTTAAGTGCCTGCTCTTGCGCAGCTGTGGAAGTCTGTAGGCCGAGACGCTGAGCATCCGCCTGCTGCTGTGCCGAACCAATGTTAGAGAGTGTCTGGCCCATCTGGCCAGCTTGTGACAAGCCTGCAAGTCCCTGCTGCGAACCAAACTGGCGAGACTGCTCCGCCATACGCTGCCTATCAAGGTCAGCCTGCTGGTTCGATTGAAGTGCGGCAAGGCCAGTTTGCTGGTTAGCCAACGCAGCGCGCATCGCTTGCTCGGCATTAAGACCCTGCGTTTGAAGCTTAGCCGCCAAGTTCTGGACGTTAGCTTGCGAATTAGCATCGAGGTTAGCTAGTGCGACCTGCAACCCAGTCTGGGTGCCTAACTGTTGTGTCTGCAATGCAGCCGCTTGGTTCTGCTGCGCTGTGGTCATACCCGCTGCGCGGTCACGCTCGAACTGCTGCTGCGCACTTTCATATGCCGACTGCATACCGCGTGACTGGATATCGCCAAGCTGCTGACCTAAGTTACGCTCGCGCTCTAAAGAGGCAAGAAGCTGACGGCTACCGCCATATGTGCCCTGACGTGCAGAGCCAAGGTCTTGAGCAACCTGTCCACGCCGCGCACTTGTAATCGCTTCGCGCATCTGGGGTTCCAGCGCCTGCTGGATAAACGGCGACATATACTGCTGCGCCTGCTGACCCCCAAACTGCTGTGGACCCTGCATCTGGAAGTAATTAAGGTTCGGGTTGTAGCCCGATTGCGCAGCGGTCATCTGAGGTGAGTCGTACTGTTGAGCCTGCACATTGCCCAGCCCGCTAATCTGCTGTGCACCAAACTGACCCGGTGTATACTGCCCTGCCCTTAAAGAGCCAAGGCCCGCAGCGGCAGCAAGCGTGCTGGCATCACCAAACTGGCCCGGCGTCTGCATACCAGCAACTTCGTTCTGTATGTTTTTCTGCTGGTCAGTGAACCCGGCGATACGTGCAATCGGAGTTTGTGCACCGGTAACTGGGTCCGTGGACACATACCGTGGAGTCTGGGTATTAAGTAGACTCGCTGCACCTTGCATCGCCATGTTATAATATGGCTGTTGAGCCGCACCGATATTCGATGTGGTCTGAATAACGTTCTGTGTGGTATTACTAGCCATTACAATTTATCCTAACCCATGGCGTAGCTTGGTATCTTGACCGCGCCCTGCCTTCTTCCGTGCCTTATGAGCTTTGTTCATAAGCGAGTATAGTTTGTCAGCCCCACGCTTGGCATTGCCGTTACCGATACGCTTTACAGCGTCAGCAGGGATAATGGCTTCGTCGCGTGCTACACGAGCAGGCTGGTCACGCCCGATGCGGGCAGGGACACTGTCACTTACTCCGTCACCCATACCCTCGACAGGACGGCCACCGATACGGCGAAGCGCCTCAAGACCAGCATTGCTGCTGCCGTTACCAATTTCAGATACCGTGCGGGCGTCGAGCACAAAGGCTCCGTCAGACAACTCGACTTCACCACCACCAGCATAGCCGGTGTAGCCATACATATCATACTGCTCGGGAGCGATCATAGCTTGATTGGGGGCAACCATGCCCGGATTTGGGTCAACGCCGCCCATGTAGGTAACGGGTTGGAAGCTGTACATCGGCTTGCCTTTGTCGTCCTTAGCTTTCTTAGCGCTAGGGTTCAGCACCGGCTGCATTATCTGCGTACCACGGACTGTGTGAGAACCGGGCTGCACGACCTGACCCATAGTGTTATAGATTTCAGGCATATCTACATCGAAGTACCTCTGCTGCCCGCCATTACCTGCAAGGATATCTTCGGTCGTCCCTGAAAATATTTGTTTCCGTGGCTGCGCATAGTACGGGCCTTGGAACGAGTTATCAATCCGGCCATCTGGCGCTACCGACCCACCACCCGAAGGTGTCATTGCGCCGCTAACACCCTGCATAAGACCCATAGCAGCCAGCCTAGGAGCAGCTTTACCGATGATACCACCCGGAAGACCAGCTTTTGCAGCGTCACCGAAGTTTTGAGCAAGACCAGCAAGACCAGTTTTAGCCGCAGCTTGACCGGCAGCTTGGCCAGCAGTGTTCACAGCAGTAGTGCCTGCAATTTCACGCGCCATGTCAGCAGCGGCGGATGACCCAGCATTAACAGCGGGCGCTGCGTTTTTAAGCCCTTCACCAAAAACATTGCCAGCACCCAAACCACCAGCAAGTGAAGCGCCACCATATGCACTGAGGCCAGCCATCAGACCTTTCTTGAGGCTACCTGTTTTAGCGACGGAGCCAGCAGCGACCATACCAGCCGCAGCGAGTGCGTTCACGCCCGGAATAAGCATAAGGCCAGCGCCAAGAATAGTGGGTAGCAACTTCTTAAGGAAGCCCGCTTCAGGCAGACCTGTTTCTGGGTTAATCGTGAGTGAGCCACCGTTTGCCATGGCTAGACCCTGAAGGCTGTTAACCTCGCCGGGAGTCATGTGGACGAGCATTGAGTCTTCGCCGCGACCCATGCTCTGCAGTTGGTTAGCCATTGGGTTAGCAGTTGCACTCAAGCCCGCTGCCGCAGGAAGACCGCCAGTCGTACCGGGTATTTGTGAGCCGAGCACAGGAGGCCTGCCAACAGGAGGAGCAAAATTACCTGCTGCTGCATATGGTGGCGGAGCCATCTGTACGTCCATCATCTCGTATCCTACCTTGTACCTACGCTTATAGCGGCAATCTGATTAAAACTAAAGCCCTTACACATCATGCAATCTCCGACATAAATTCAACCTGCACGATTGCAGACGGAGTAGCTGGGATAGCGGGTGTCACCCCTACCGAATATGTAACCGCAGGGAAATGTTCTAGAGATACGCCCGTGCTCGTGACATGCCACATAACTTGGATGTAGTCGTTTGCAGCTAGCTCAACCATGATGGGCGTCGTGACAATTAAGTGCGATGGGTTGCCGGTGCTTTTACGTGCTGAAATAGAAAACCGACTATTAGTATCGGGGATATCGGTTCCGTTTTTGCGCAGCCAGATATCAATGTCTTGCACGTCATTGGTCGTATTCTTGAACTGAAGGCTGTAGTTAACGGTGTACACGCCTGCGTCTGGCACGGTGAGACGAGAACCACTACTTAGTGTAACCCCATCCAAGAAGTCTGACGCATCGTAAGTAACAGCATAAGCAGTGTCGATTGCAGCGGCGGTCTGGTCGGACTGGCTTTGAAACTGCCCGTAAGGAAGTGTTATATGGATGCCGCTGCCGTAGAAATAGTCGGCTGTGTAGGTCTGGGCGTAGTTGGGTGTATTGGAGTCAAGCTGCGAGAAGTACGTTTCTATTACGCGGATAACCTGCCGTATATACTGCGCATCATACTCTGAAGGAGCATTCGGTAGCGGTGCCGCTTTGAACCTAGTAAGTGCCATTAGCGACGTCCATCCGGACGAGCATCCAAACGCGGTGCGCCAAGCTGCCAGTTAACACCGAGAGTATCCGACTGGATTTTAAGAGCCATCTGGCGTGCACGAGCACGGACAAATATCTGGTCTGTATACTGGTTTACCGACGTTTCTATAACGCGCTGGGCATCCGCAGGGTCGATAGAGACCGGAGCGCCGGGGAAGTTGCGTGGGCGGACGCTAAGGGTGACTTCTGGCTCAGCAGCCACAGAACCACTAAAGTTAATGTCGGGCAGTATACGCCGCGTCAGCATGAAGTTGTCGCCGTCATCAAGATCAAAGTCCGATGACTGGATGTAGCTCTCCATAGGCAGGGTGTCGTCGTTAACACCAAACTCGTGGATATACAGGGCACCACCGTTTGTGCCGCCCGGAGTGTTTGTAGCCTGCGGATACTCCCGCAACGCTGTGTCTAGCCATGCAGTACGGTCAATCGTGCCGTAGTACCAGATGCGCTCAAGGTGGTTATAGACAACATAGGCGTCGTTATAGTCGCTCTGCGCAGTAGGGTAGAACCACCACACCTCGTTCCAACGTTCGTTAGTACCACACACCACTTGGTCTGCTTGGTTGATGTTGAAGTCGTTGAACACGTGGTTACGCAGTGAGCATGGCAGCGTCTCGACGCGACCCGTATAGGCATAGAACTTATCCTGCCCCATCCAGTAGGTAATGTTAGACGCGGTAGTTACGGCACGGGGCGACATAATGGATATGCTGTCCGCATACTCCTGAAGCCCGAAGACATCCGTAGTGCCAAGGAACTGCAGTGTGAAAAGGTGCGTGTCGGTCCATACAAGAATTTCCTGCCGAGTAGGCAGTGCCCGTACGATACGCGAGCCACGTGAAACCCGAAGGTCACCAGCCGTATTAGTCTGTGTAGGCGTCCAGTCGCCCGGAGTATCTTGGTCAGCCCAGCGGATGAGCAGTGGGTCAAAGTCTGCTGTGCTCGTAGAACCAAACGGCACTGCGCCAAAGGCAATCAAGTGGCGGTCCTGCTGAGAGACCAGCAACTGCATAATCTGCGCTGGGACGGCGTCGGGGTCAAACCCTTCACCATCGGCGTAGTCCGCAAGGCGAATAGCTGGCGTAGACAAAGCAGGGCCGGGGTCTTCAAGCGTGCCGCGCACCCACCAGTAACCTTCACCGTTACGGATATTCATAACAAGGTCGTTGTCGAAGTTATCAAACCACCAGTCGCGCTGCGGCAAGAACACCGGAGTAATGGTACCTGTGCCCCACTCACCGCGACCCCATGTACCGACGTTCCACCCGTAGCCACCAACTGTTATGGGGTTTCCGGGGCTAATCTGGAAAGACAAGTCTATAAGGATACCACCCGCAGCAGAAACGGTTGACGTAGCAGTCGTGCTAACTGTGTAGGTGAAGATAAAGTTGTCTACGCGAGTTATTTCGTATGTGCCGTTAATCTCGGTGATGGGGATACCGCCAATAGCGGAAGGACTACCCGAACCGGTCACGCCTAAGATAACTACATAGTCGCCAGTCTGCGCACCGTGCGCAACGGCTCCAAGGTCTACGGTAATCGTAGTTGAAGTGTCGGTTGTGTTTATGCAGTTGTCGGTATCCGGCGTAGAAAGCACTGGGTCGGTATCACGTAACGGTGTGATGTCGTAGAAGTTACCAGCAATCTCGATGTAGACTTTGACGTTAGTGCCCATAGCGAGCATGTCGTCGGAGTAAGTCGTGATCCAGTTTAGCATCTGTCGGCAGTAGCCGATGAAGTCGTTAGGAGCCGAACGCAGCCAGCCACCCATCTTCTCAGGATAGCCCGAGCGAAACCGTATCTTGTCGCACTCGTACCAGCCGCCCTCGTTGGAGTAGTCGGTCTGGTCGCGGTTCACACCGGGCTTAAACTGGAGCTTGATGAATGGCATTAGCTTTTCATACTCAGTACAAGGATTAACTGCTGCACACTGGCGTCTGTAGCCGCTGTGTCGCAAGTACCGTCAGGGTTAAACGTAGCAGGCACTTCGAAATAGACGCCGCCCTCAAGCGTGCCCTTGGCGTACCATTCAGCTTCGTTTGCTGGGTAGAAGAGTGTCAAGACCATGCAGCTAACTCCACGTTATCGGAACGGTGCCGCTCGTGCCTAGAGGGTTGGTGGTAACAAAGCTCCACTGCCAATCACCAGTGCTATAGCTGGCGCTAACACGTGTGAATGTTGTCCCATTCGCTACCAAGCTAGTCCAGCCTTCATTGGGTATATTCTCGTCTGTACCCAGTATGAATGCCTGTACGGTATTTGAATAAACACCGCTGTAGTAGACATCAAAACTAGTGTAATACAGCTCAGTTATATCAACCGTACCGCCAAAAACGGTGTTGGACATAGCACCCATACCCGTCGTGGGATAATACCCTGCACGGTATCCAACATACCTTGTTCCGCCACTATCTATGTCAAAGGTCTGGTACCCAACGGTCATTGTCGCGGAACCCGCGTACCCTACACCCCCGCCAGTTAGTGAGCACATAATACCAGTCATTAGCTGACACCTGTGCCGCTGATTACCCATGTAGTAGAGGCAACTTTGACGCATGTTGCGAGGCCACGTTGTGCCAGTGTACGGGTGCCTGTGTTCGCAGTGCCAGCAAGATACATAGTATCTGAAGTGATGGACACCGTTTGGCTGCTGCCGCTGTTGTTGAAGAGGACGACCGCTGCCCCGATAGGGAACGCGACAGAGGCGTTGGCAGGGATGACCCAGCCGCCGGTCGTATTGGAGACCTGCTTACCAATATCCGAAAGCACCAGTGTGTAAGCGCCGGTCTGGGCGTTCTGGGGCAGGCCACGGAAGCCGGGAGCCGCAGCACCTATGGTGCCTGCATCTAACACTGTAGTAGCCGTCAAGTTTGTGCTCGTGGCGTTCGTAGACGTCAGGTTTGTAGTCGTTAGGTTCGTAGCCGTCAGGTTTGTAGCGACTAGAGTTCCGACTACCGCGTTAACCGAAGCAAAATCCAAAGCGCCTATGAATGGTGCATACGAGATAGCGCTAATGACGTTAACACCGTCGTTGTATACCCACATAGTCGCACCGGCAGGTACAGTGACGCCAGTTCCAGCAGGAGTTTTAATCACAACGCTGTCGGCGCAATCGTTCTGGACGATGTACGGCTTCTCAATAGCGGGCACCACGAGGTTGCGAGTTGAACCTCCAGTAGTGCCTGTGCAGCGTAAGCGCATGTTACGCGCCGTCTGAGATGCGTTGGTGTTGCTAAGAGTTAGTGTGACGTTGGCACTGGCGAAAGTAACATCGGCAGAGCCGACAATAGCCTCTTCGATAGCGGTGCCTAAGTTAGTGTTGGTGACGTCACCCCATGAGGTGTTGTTCTCACCAGTTGCCATTAGCTGAATTTTAAGGCTGCTATATGTACTTGGCATCTTCGTTCCTTACGTCGGTATCTGAGTCCAGACTACTGTATTCCCATCATTAACTTGCACCCATGCTCCCGTCTGGCTATCATCGACGGGTACCCAATTAGGTGTTTGGTTATCATTAATCTGACCCCAGACAAGTGCGCTAGTTATAATCCCGGCAGCCGAAACTCCTGTTGGATATATCGTAACTCCAAGCTTTAAACTAGTAGTGCCAATAAATCCAGTGGCGAATACACCTGCGGGTGTTGCGCTTTGGTCGATCTTAACAGTAGTAGTGCCGATAGAGCCAGTGGCTGAAACGCCTGTTACGGATACAGTAACTTTACCGGCTACTGTAGCTACATCTACGAAACCGGTGGCCGAAACGCCTATGGGGATGGTGTTAGCTGTACCAGTTACGGCGACTGTATCTACGGAGCCGGTGGCCGAAACACCTGTAAGGGTAACTCCCATACCAAGGGAGAATGTAACAGTACCGACAGACCCCGTAGCTAAGACGCCAGCTACGTTAACATCACTGTTAAGCGCAGCCCCGACATCAGCAAATGGAGCGCCTGCGAAGGGGGTAAAACCAAACATATGTAAGCCCCCTCCTTCCGGCTAGGTTAGCGTTGTTAGGGTTTAGCCCCCGAGATATTTCCAGATTAGTACTAGGGCTACAGCGATACCTACAACGGCAACTGCTACCCGCACCTTTACTCCTACGCGTGAAGGAATGTCGTCAACCATCGGCAAGATTTTGCCTGCGGCTTCGTCACCCTTGCGCTTTAGTGTGCTTTTCCAATCCATTATCGTTCTCCTTACAACCAAGAAGCATATTTCTTGGTTTTCAGTTTGCGGTCTTCGAGACCGTGTGTACCACCATTAATCCGCTTTGTCAGCGCAAGGATAGCAGCATCGTTGATGCCTTGGTCGCAGATGGACCACAGCTTGTTTGCGTCAAAGAACCACAAGGCGCTTTCAAAGCCCAGTTCGGTAGCCACAAGGTCTGGGTTATCCAAAATTTCCTGTTCACGCCCAATATACTTACCGAACGCACGGTAGTTGTCCTTGCCAGTGAGTTGGAGCGGGCCGCGCCCGCGAAATTTCCACCCGTCGCCACTGCTCTCAGGGCCATTACCCATGCGGTTGGCGTACACGCGGTTAGCAATCTTCTGTGGCTGGCGCTCGTAAGCACGGGCCAGTGCATCCGTCGGGAAGTATTTACCGAATATGCCGCGCAGACCCTTGGCGCTGTAGTTCAGGTTTTCGCTGAACGCCTTGAAGTTGCCCGACTCATGCGCCGTTTGAGCAAAGAAATGCGCAGCCCGATTAGGTGATAATTTATAAAGAGCCGCAGCCGACTTACAAGTACCCGGACCGAACGCACCATCTGCATGACACCCACATTTACCTTGAAGATTAATTAAGCTCATTTGCCAGCACTCCGCCAATCTGGAAAGTCATTTTCGTCAACCACGCCGTCGCCGTTGATGTCGTAGCGCATGTCGTTGCGATACTTTTCCCAAGGCTCCATGTCATCGTCATCATCGTCTTCTTCAGCCGCTTCAACTAACTCTGCTTCTGGTGTCAGGTCGAGTGGTGCAGGCGGCAGCGGAGCAGGTTCTGGCTCAGGCTCAGGGTCGTTGCGGTCTTCTGGCGCTGGTGGAACCAACTCGCCCTTCATGCCCATGAGCGTGGCATACGACCCCGCGACCGCGCCGACAACCGAAGTCATGACGTATGACAGCAAACCGAAGACATCCTTGTTATCTATAACTTCGTTGCTAACGAACAGGCCTGCAATCATGGCACAGGTAATGGCGACAATGACGAACGCCATTGTACGGGCAGCGAGCCAAAGCGCCTTGATGCGCGCATCTAGTAATTTATCTTCCATCTTTAGTCCTTCCCGGCCAGCGGGTTCGCCAGCGTCTTTTGAATACGTGCAGCGGTCTCAGTCTCAAGTTCTTTGATCCGACGCTGTTGTTCCCTGTCCTGCTCGCGCAGTTGGTCTATAATAGCGCGCTGCATTGACATGTTCTGCGCGTCACTGTTTCTAACGCTGCTCGACACAGCGTCAACTGTTTGCCGTGTTGCGCCTACGCTACTAGAGATTGAACCAGTCAGGTAGTTCAGCGCTTCGCTGTTGCCCTTGGTCAGACGCTCGACGCTCGTGACGCGCTCGTCCAGTACAGAAATGCGGCCTTCAATACCAGATAGGTCTGGCGGCACATACGCAGCCGTAACTTCCTGCATGGTCAAGAACTGCTGGTACACTTGGAAGCCAGCCCAGAGACCACCAAGGACCGTTGAGAACGCGGCAAAGATAATGGCAATCTTGCCACTGCTTAGGCCACCAATGTTGAAACTAAAGCCACTCTCGTCGAAAGAGACCTTGGGTTCTTCATCTGTACTGCTCATCTACCATCTCCTGCCAACGGGCATCGTTTGTCTGCATCATGCGATACATTTCAAAGTTTGCGTCCTGCAGCCTACGTCTGCGGTATATATCACGTATTGCGTAAAAGTCAGCCCTATCTTGCAAGGACGCCTGCGTGTACGCAGCGAAGCCCGGAACGGCACCCATAGCTGCGATTGTTTCGCCCTCACCCTCAGATATTCCACTATCGGTCTGAGGCGCGTTTCCGCCAGATGATGCAGGTGCGGGCGACCCAAGGCCCAGAACTTCAGCCGTGTTAGCCATAGACATAGGGCTGCTTGCCGAGATTGCCATATCCAATGGTGACGCGCTCTGCGCAGAAGAAACGCTTGGTCCCTGCACGAACGAGCCACCGAACGAGTTATCGAACCGCATCTGTGTTGTGAACGTACCTGACGACGAGCCGTCTTGTGTCTCTTGTGCAGCGGCGTCTTGAGACTGCGCGCTGTCTTCCATGCTAGGCGTGCTTGCGGCCAACGCAGCGACTTGGTCGGGTTCCAGACGCTCAACCGTGTCGGCCTCCCGCACAGTCGTTTCCACCGTAGCTTCAGGTTCTTCTGTTACTTCAGTAGCCACTTCTGCTTCTTCCGCCCGCTCCAGCGCAGCTGCAGCTGCTTCGCGGACTTCCTCCATCTCTTCTGGCTCAAGCGTCACGCTTTGCTCAACGGCTTCGGCAATCGCTTCTACGGGGTCTGGGATGGCATCGACACTGGCCGGTGGGCAGCTTGGGTCCATAGGCGTCACGTCACAGTCAACAGTCGCGGCGGGCGCAACCCACGACAATATGCCGGACTGGTTCTGAAGGTACTGTGCGTTCTGCCCGAAAAATAAGGGTATGTTATCGTCTGCGCGGGGGCCTGTGATACCGGCGGTGAAGGTGTGACCCCCAGTAAAGCCCAAATTGCCGTAATTCAGTTGTATCTTACCGTCGGCAAAGAGGCCAATCTCAAAGGTGCTGCTGTTGTTCGTGCCGTACTCGTTCACGCCGTACCAACCAAAGAGAATAGAGCCGTCGTCGCGGCGATAATATGGGTTGCCGGTGAAGCTGATTAAGTCGGACCAGTAGGCGTAGATGGTGTTGCGCTGCGCCATTTCGATGGGCTGGCCGTTGCAGCAGAGATGCGCGCCGCTTTGAAATGACACAAAGCCATTGGACGACACCCACGCGTCGGTGAACGTCTGACCCCAATATTCAAACTCAAAGCCTAGAGCCACGTTTTGCGTGTTATCGTCGCCAAGGTTAAGCGGCGTCATTGTGGTGGGCGTGCCGTTTATTTGCGGAGTTATTAGGGCAGGTTCGTAGGTCTGCGCACACACAGGTGCTGCGCAAGCAAGCAGGATAGCCTGCAAGACGTATGGCTTAATCCTTAACAGGGCGAAGCTCGGCGTTCTCGGTCCACGCGGCGCGGGCTTCCTCGCCAATCAAACCCATGAACGGGCACGGTGTACCGGCCATTTCCATAGCCTTGAAGACGCGGGTGTCTTGGCACAGGAGGCTTACAGCAGCAACGCGCATACCCATGTCGTACAGGGTCTTCGACAGCTTCATCCGCTCACAGTTCTGGTCGCGCACAGTGCGGCCCGCCGATAGACCAATGATTTGCGTCTGCACTGCACCAGACTGGCCAGTGGTGCACAGGTCTTGGCTATACGACATCATGGATGGCGCAATGGCGCTGGGTGGCGGCGACTTGATATTCTGGTCAATAACCTGCCGCGACACGTTCTCGCTGTAGCTGGTGGACTTACTATCATTCACGTTGACGTTATTGTTCTGATTGACGTTGTTGCTGGTCTGGTTGACCGTGCTTGTGTCGATATTCCGGTTCGTGTTGTCGGACGTGCTGTTCACGCTTTGGTTAATCGTGCTGTTGCTCGTGTCCGTGTTGATGTTCCGGTTCGTGTTGTCGGACGTGCTGGCAGACGTATTCTGGTTGATGGATGTGACGGTCCCAGAGTTGATGTTCTGGTTGACGTTCGTATTGGTACTTGTGCTGGTGTTCACGTTCGTATTGGTAGACGTGCTGGCCGACGTGTTGTTGTTGGTGTTGGTGTTATTCGACGTGCTGTTGGTCGTCGTGTCATAGACGTACGACGTAGGTGCCGCCTGCGCGAGCACCATAGAAGCCGCACCAGCGGTGGCCACAATACCTACCAGAGCACGTCGAAACATTACGCCTCCTCAGTCAATATGACTTCTACCCAAGCTAATGTGGCTTCGTCCCAACGATACAGCTTACCGTCATCCGGTTGTGCGACGGGCGCATCCCACAGACATGTATCTTCGTTAAGTGTCCATGAGGCGAATGGCTGCGGCGCGATAAACGCATCGCGCTCTGCGTCATAGGTGAAGCCGATGCCAGCATAGTTTTTACGCAGTGGACGGCCTTCAGGGTGCTGACCGCCATATGTGTTGTATGAGGTCTGCACCCAGAGCGCAGGGTCACCAAACGCGCCTGTATCAATAACATCCTGTTCGATGACCAGAACCTCGGTGACGACGCCGTCAATAACTTTTGCAAAATGTGCCATGTGTTATCCTTAGAATGTAATCGTGCCGGATGAGTTGAATACATAAACCGTGTTGCTTCCGACAGTGGTTATGGTCGGTGAACCTGTGGTTGAGGTTGCTGCGACAGGGCATGACAAGATCACGACACCAGAGCCACCTTGTTGGGCGGGGGAGTTACACCCGCCGCCACCACCGCCTGTATTTGCGACACCTGCATTGGTTGTTCCGTCGGCTAGGTTTCCACCATAACCCGCTCCGCCCCCACCAGCACCTCCAAGTGATGTGGCGGTGCTGTAGTAGCCGCCACCGCCACCGCCACCGCCGCCACGAGTAACCGCCGTTCCTGTAATTGAAGAAGAAAGTCCATCGCCGCCCTTGCCGCCAGCATAAAAATCCCCGTTAACACCTGCGGCACTAGCGCCGCCTCCGCCACCGCCGCCGTAGCCTGAATAAGCAGTACCGCCCGCAAATCCTTGCCCAGCAGTCCCCGCTCCACCGACAGAGCTTCCGCGGCCACCGCCACCAGAGCCACCTACTGCGCCAATGATAGTGTTGTAAATATTCCCACCGTATCCGCCGCCTACCGCTGCGGTACCAATGCTGCTTATAGATGAGTTAGTGCCGTTAGTGCTTACGGTAGAGCCACCTGTCCCACCAGCACCAACAGTTATTGTTAGAGTCCCTGATTGGGAGGCTGTGCCAGTTACGTATCCGCCAGCCCCGCCACCGCCGCCATTACTAGAACCACCCGAACCACCGCCAGCAACCATGAGGTATGTAAATGTAGGGGCAACGAAAGTACCAAACGTAGCATTCCAAGAGTTTGTGCCTGTTTTTAAAATCTGCACGGAATTAGCGGGTGGTACTAGTGGGCTGCTGAACGCACTTGCGTTTCCGTTATTAAAAACAGAAACTCCCGCAACACTAAGCAAGATACTGTTAGTGCCCATATTCACAATCGTAATCAACGTCCCAAGCGGAAACGCAACCGACGCATTGGTTGGTATCGTGATTGTCTGCGCGCCTGTGTTGGCTGAATAAATCTGCTTGCCTGCGTCACCCAGAACCAGCGTGTAGTTGCCGCTCTGGATGTTCTGCGGGTACGCAGTTGCTGCCGCACCAGATGTCCAACCTGTGCCATCGCTAATAAGGACGTTGCCTGAAGCGCCGGGTGAAATTAACCCTGTACCACCGCTGCTTGCAGGTAGTGTGCCTGAAGCAGTCGATAGACTTACCGGAGGAAGGATGCTTGAAAGAGTGGTCATGCCGTGTAGCTTCCCGATGAGTTGAATTTCAAGATTGTATTTGCGCCGGATGTTGTCACGACTGGCGAACCTGTCGTTACGCCGCTGTAGCTGGCAGTTGGAACGGAAAGTATTACCACTCCTGAACCGCCCGGACGGTTGGGTCCGCCTAAAAATGCACCGCCTCCGCCGCCGCCAGTATTAGCTGTACCCGCAGTAGCTGAAGCAAATGCTCCTCCGCCGTTACCGCCGCCCCCGCTGCCACCACTACCACCGGAGCCAGATTGGTAGCCGTCGCTTTCGTAAACATACCCAGTTCCGCCGCCACCACCGGCATAGCCTACGGAAGTTCCGGTTATAGAGGACGATGCCCCGCTACCGCCATTTCCTCCGTACCTATCATAAGCCGCAGTACCTGAGCCACCCGCACCGCCTCCGCCGCCACCAGAGTCCCAACCACCATATGAACCGTCTGGGTTATCAAAAGAGTAAGTAACACCAGCACCCCCACCGTAACCTTGTCCAGAAACACCTCCAGCACCACTCCCCGGATACCCGCCGCCACCGGACCCGCCAGTGGTGTTAAGGGTACCTCCACCAGTAGCAGTAACAGAGCTAAACACGCTATTTACGCCGTTTGTACTAACAGTGGCAGAGGCCCCGACACCTCCGGCCCCAATCGTAACAGTATATGTAGTGCTAGGTGTTAAAGTTTGGCTACCAGTGAGGAACCCACCAGCGCCACCCCCTGCGAAATTAGCACCACCACCACCTGCTACTACAAGGTAACTGGCAGAGTACGGCGCCTTAGCGCCGCCCATCCCAACCAGAACGCACATAATCCCAGTCATCAGGTGACCCCCGCACCTGAGATAGCCCAAGCCGTAGAGGTAACTTTTACGCAAGTCGCAAGGCCGTATTGAGCCAATGTGCGTGATCCAGTGGTGGCAGTGCCAGCCAATCGTAGTGTGTCTGTCGTGATACTGATTGTCTGGTTGCTGCCGCTGTTATTGAAGATAGATACCGCAGCGCCAATCGGAAACGCCACACTGCCGTTTGCGGGAATAATCACGCCACCGGTTGTGGTGTTAATCAGCTTACCCTGATCTGCCAGTGCCAGTGTGTATGACGCCGTCTGGCTGTTCTGTGGCAACCCACGATAACCGATGGTATCCGTGGCAATGGTGCCAGTCGCAGTAATCGTTACGTCTTGGTCAAGTGCAGTTATGTCCGTGTTTGCGCCTGACGCGGCAGCGCCAAGGTTTGTGCGGGCACCGGCTGCTGTGGATGCGCCTGTACCGCCCCCTGCCACTGAGACAACACCTGCACCTGCACCGCCGACCTGCGCGAACACGTTCCAAGTCGTACCGCTATAGACAAGCTGGACACTGACGCCAGAGATATTGCAGACAAGGTCTTCAGACAAACCTTCAATAGTGGAGCCGTTGCGACCAACCGTGAGGTTGTTTGTGGCCCAAGAGTTTGAGGTATCAACGACAACAACTTGCGCGCCAACAGCCGGTGTGGCTGGAAGCGTAACCGTGAAGGCTCCGCCGCTAGTGCTGGTCTGTACGCCCTCGCTGGCGGCGGCGGTGTAGTTAGATGTCTTGACCGCAGTGTACGTTATACTGGTGGGTGCTGAAGACACCCAAATGGTGCCGTTGCTGGTTAGGACGTTGCCTGAGGTGCCGGGTGAAGTTACGCCTGTGCCGCCGTTAGCGACGCCAAGTGTACCGGTAATCTGTGAAGAAAGGTCAACATTCGAAAGTGTGCCACCCAGCGTCAAATTGCCAGACGAGGTCACACTACCTGTTAGTGTGATACCATTAACCGTGCCAGTGCCGCCAACAGTGGTTACAGTGCCCGCATTAGACGTATAGCCCGAAGGGTTACTCGCAGGGTATGCACCAAGGTTAGACAGCGCCGTAGCCGCGTCAGTGGCTCCTGTGCCACCAAGAGCAACAGTTACAGGGGCAGTTAGGCTAAACGTAGTGCCAGTCAGTGTAAGACCGGTGCCCGCCGAATAAATCTGTGCCGACGATATCTGGGCAAAGGTGATATCTGTTGTACCGAAGACAATCGTACCCAGCGTGTTGCAGGTGTAGGTCTCACCTGCGCCGGTCGTGCCCTGTTGGACGAAGACAGTTGAGCCTTGGCTCAGCCCGTCTGGGCTAGCGTTGACATAAGTGTCTGCATCGCTGGAACGCGTCAATACCCAGTTGGTCGAACCAGAACCTACGCTTGTTACGACGTAGATGCCGTTCTGGGTCTCATCGGTCTGCGTATAAATCAAGACGCGGTCAGCGACGCTGAGCGTCACGCCGTCAATAGCTAGCGCAACTTGAGTGCCAGCATTAGTCAGCGTTGCACCGACCCCAGCAGTCCCGTTGTTATATGTCGCGTTCAGGTTGACGGGGCTTTCGACCCGCACCGGTTGGTGGAAGTGGATACCAGCAGACGTCTGAGTGTCTACGTACTGTTTGTTGGCGATGTCGCTGCTGCTCGACGGAGTCGTGCTAATTGTACCCGTGGTCAGTGCGATAGACGTAATGTCGGTGTTGGCACCTGAAGCCGCTGCGCTGAGATTAGTCCGTGCCGTAGCCGCCACAGTCGCGCCTGTACCGCCATTGGCAATGGGGAGAGTGCCGTAGCCCTCAGTTATAGCTCTCTCAGTCGGATAAGTGACGAATACGTTGGATAGGCCAGTAAGCGAGATTTTAGCCCCGCCGTCGCTAGACGACAGCACGGTATCACGGGAGAGCGTAGTCCCCGACGATGTATAGGTGCCTATCCCGACTTCCCAAGCAAAGTCGCTAGTGATTGTATAGTATGTGGTATTACCGCTGCCGATAGTCGAAAACGATTGGTAGCCAGCAACAGCCCCAGCAAGTGTTACCGTGCCGGTTCCTGTGGTAGCAGTCGTCTCCTGTACGCGATCCGCAAGGGTAAGTGCCATTATGCAATCCTGATGATAGCGGTGGTGTTAGTGGCCGTTGGGAAGATGATGGTGAAATCACCGTCCGTTGAAGTCTTGTCCGAACCAAAGTCCAATACAGCAACAGAAGCGTTGGTCAGCGTGGTGTTCGCGTTCGAGTTAGCTGAAGGCGTTGTGTTATAGATCAACGCGCCGCGAGCCGTAATGGAGGCGTTAGCGAAGGTCAGGTCGGCAAAGTCTGTGAAACCCGTACCCGAAGACGCGTTATTGTTCGAGGTAACAACGCCAAGGTTAGTCAACGTACCACCGCCAGCGGTGTAGTTTGTGCCGGTTACTTCGTTAGACGTAGTGTATGTGGCGGTATTGGCGTCAATCGCAGCCGACGAGGTGTACATCGCCAACTTAAAAGTATCGCCGCCTACGCGGAAGTCGTGCACAGCCAACATAAGCTCGGCCTTAAACGACGTGGTCATTGCTTGAGTAATTGCCATTTCGTGGCCTCCTTATGTATCGAGTATCGAGGTAAGCTCTGGATACCCCGCCTGTTTAAATTTGTTCACCAGAGTTACGTTATGCGACCGCACAGCTTCGTGCATGTAGTGCACTAGCACCCCACGGATGCTGTCTTTGAAGGCTTCAGCTTGGTCACGGATAGCAGGATGTGCGTTGCTGCCCACATAGATAATTTTATCCAGCGCACGCTCGGCAACTTCTTCCGGCGTGAAGCCACGTCCTTGGGTAGCCATAACCATGACGTTGCCAATAGTGCCTGAAACGGGGTCGAACATCTATGCCTCCTATGCGACCGGATACCGCGCCTGTGGCGTCCGGTACATGTCTTGACGGTTTTTGCCTTCGCCAAGTTGTTTGAGCATCGCCAGCGCCTCGTTGTACCGCTTCTGGTACTCGGCGTTGATGTCCTGCTCGCCCTTCATAAAGATATACGCCTCAATCAGCGCGCCATAAAGCAAAACACTGTCGAAGTTATCACCCAACCAGCTTGTACCAGCGGTTACGATGGACTCTGGGTAGTAGAAGTAGTGCAGTTCGACTGCATAGTTATCGTCTGGTGTCGGCCCCAAGATGTACGAGTTCTCGTCAAAGTAGGCGTAGTGCGTGGGTATACCTTCGTCATCTGGGTTAGGAAACGACTGCCGGATAAAGCTGACGTCCTTATTGAGCATATACTCATAACGCCCAGTAGCGTCGATAACCGCCATGGAAAAGTTAGCCAGCCAGTCTGAAGGCACTGCGAGGTATTTATTACCTGACGTCATGTTACCCGTCACGTTCTTACGCAGGTCAAGCAGCTGCACCATGTTAAAGATGCGCTGCTCAGCCTGTTCGATAAACGTGTTGATCTGCTCGGTAGATGTCAAAGTCACCGGAGTGGTGCCGTCAGAGCCGGTCCACGAAGTGTTGGGAAAGTCGTTTTCGACGTACCCTTTGATTGTCTCGAACAGTTGTGCGTAGTTCATTAGGCCAGTTTCTTGCTGCTATGCGTACCTTTAGTAGCCGCGCCAGTGCCGCGAGTTTTCACAGTCTGAGTGTTAGCTACGTTGTTTGGATAGCCCGAGTTGTTCTTCACAATCGGCACCGTCTTGGGTTTGTAGTCCATATTATTTGCTCCGCGAAGATTTCTTCTGGTTGGCGATTTTGGCGAGATTGCGACCCAGCGCCTTCATTTGCGCGTTGGTCTTGCCGCCCTTGGCCAGCTTAGTCATAGGCTTGCCCTTATGCATTGCGCGCTCGTGCTTATGCACGGCCTTCGCTGCGGTAGCCTTATCCTGCTTCAAATCTTTCTTATCCATCACTAATTCTCCGTCTCAATCGTTACGGTCCCTACTTGACCACTACCTAATAGCGTATTTGGAAGCCCAAATAAACCCAAAGGATTATTTAGTCCTACTGGAGCCCACCCCCACTGAATTATGCGACTACCGTCACTTGGGTTGTTGTTCGGGTTGAGGCCCGCTTGGTAGTAGCTGTTATCAGGACGTGGGTTGCGTAGAGCCTGCGGGTCATCCACGGGGTACATACCGAGCTGCAACTGCGGCTGGTCCGGTTCCCAGCAAGTGGGGCACACAAGGATGTTGACGTTCTTGGTCTTGATGACGAGCCGCTTTAGCTCTTTCAGCTTATACCGAAAGTTACAGCGGTCGCACTGGGCGATTGCCCATTTGCCAGAAGCAAACCGATTAGGCACAAATCACCGGAAATACTGGCGAGGCGCGAGGCGCAATGGCGCTTTCTCACGGTCCTCGTCAGCAGCCTGCTGCCAGAGTTCTTCGTACTGCATCTTTAGGCCCGCAGAGCGCTCGAGCGCGCCGGGCAGCTTCAAGGATAAGTGATACGCGAGACCAGCCACCATACAAGGGAGGAACCTAAACGGTATATCCTGCGTAGTAACACCATCACCAGCATCCTGTAAGCGGCGCAAGCGCCAGTAGACAAAAGTGTAAAAGTTGCTCTGGTCGGGGGCGGGCCATACGTTGATTGATGGATGATCGACACCTGTGGTCGAGTTAGTACCTGCAGGCTGCCCACCCACCGGGTAGGTCGCGCCTGACTGGCGGTTAATCCACACTTGGATAGGCCGACCCTGCGCATTCTTATTCGGGATGGTCGAGTATGTATCGACGCTGATACGGCTAATCGTAATGTCCGTCTGCTGCTCCCCGGTTTGGGTGCGCACAACGTGCTCAAGCAGGTCTATTGTATCTACAGGTAGCTCATAGACAATCTGCCCCTGCACCATAGGGATTGAGCCCTGCTCAATGGTCCACAGGTTAATACCACGGTTGGCCCACTCAATAGTAAGCAGGTTGAGGCTACGACGCGCAGTGCGCAGGTCGTAACCCGTGCGAAGCTCTGCCCCGCAACGCTCAAAAGCCTCTTCGACTAGGTCGTTGAGGTTAAGATTAAATGTGCTGGTGCCCGAGGTA